ATATCTAAACAGTCTGTTTGGTAAAAAGTCTGTTCTTAAAAAATAATCACCTTCTACATTGTCAACAGGAAAACTAATACCACTGCCAAATGCTTCGCCGTTAACACTGCCTACACCTAGCAAGTATCCTTTATAACCTGGACGTTCTGGTGTTTGGTTGAGCTTGTCTGCTGTTGTTAAGCCACTTGCATCTAAATCTTCAGCATCTGCTGTTAATATTTCCGGATTACCATTTTCATCTACTTGTAAAGTGTAATAATGACTTATATCGTATCCCGACAACGGAGAATCGTCTTGTGCTTGTGCAACAACTGCATTGTTGATTTGCATTTCTGTTTCAAATGTACTTAGTAAATCTCTCAGTGTACTGTTAGCATCATCACCTGCGGGTAGATCTAATATTTCAGCATATTCTTGACTATCCACGATTTGTTTTAACTTTACACGATACAAATGTGGATACCATGTTTGACTAAAGCCTTCTGCTGCACGATTTACATCTTCGACTACATAAAATCTTTTTAGTGCAACACTATAATCATTTAAAGCGTATTCGTCCATTAGATGCGGAAACTCGATAACATCGCCGCTCATGATTTTTCTGCCAAGAGTCTTTACACTTGCATTAATGTGTATTGTCATAAACAATGTGTCATTTTGTAAAAATAAACCAAACTGACTCAAATTAAAATCTGTATCGCTTACATTGTAAATGCCACGCATGGTATAAACATCAGGATCGTATTTTCTATCTCTGTTTTCCAAGAACAGCATGTCTTGTATGTTTGTTTCTTTTACTGCATCATAACGAGGCTCAGCTGAAGTAGATTCTTCTTCAGTTGGATTTCTTGGACCTAAATATTTGTGCACATGAATATCTGTGCCGCCAATGCTGAATTGTTCATAGATAACTTTATCTAAAAATTCATAATCGGTTGTTTTGTTCGGTCTGTATAAACTTAGTCTTGGCATAGTTATATTTACCTGATAAATACTGTACGGAGAAACCCTATGGCAGATACAAATTTAGCAACAGCAAAACAACATATTTTTGATTATGTACACGCTTTCTTAGGCGGCGGTATGGTAGATGTTGAGCTTGATCCGATGCATTATGAAATGGCATTGCAAAAAGCACTTACTCGTTATCGTATGCGCAGTGATCACAGTGTTGAAGAAGCATATGTTGGTTTAAAATTATTAGAAGATCAAAACGACTACACATTACCACATGAAATTGTAGAAGTTAATAAAGTATATAGACGCAGTGTTGGTTCACGCAGTGGCGGCGGTGATGGCGGCACATTATACGAACCTTTTAACCTTGCTTACACAAATGCTTATTTGCTTGCAGGATCTGGTATGGGCGGACTTGCTACATATGAATTATTTGCTCAACAACAAGAACTAGTTGGTAGAATGTTTGGTAGCTTTATTGAGTTTACTTGGAATACTACAACCAAAAAGTTAACAATACTGCAAAGACCACGTGCAGGCGAAGGCGAAGATGTATTGTTAGAAGTTTACATGTATCGTCCTGATATGCAACTGTTAGAAGACTATCTTGCAAAACAATGGATCAAAGATTACACACTAGCAGCATGTAAATACATGTTAGGAGAAGCTCGTGAAAAGTTTGCTACTATTGCAGGTCCTCAAGGCGGCACTAGCCTTAATGGAGCGAGTCTTAAAGCAGAAGCTCAAAGTGAAATGGAAAAGTTAGAAGCAGAAGTTTCACTGGCTGTGTCAGGCGGAACAGGCTACGGATTTACAATAGGTTAAAGATCATTGTCGTGCACATACAATTGCATTAGTGCATAGTGAAGCACTTTCATTAGATCTTTTCGTGCATCTGCTTGTGTGCCTTTTTTACCATAACGTTGAGCATATTTAAGTACATTGCCAATCATAAATCCTGTACCGTGACCACCATCTACAATAAATTCTGTTGCTTGAAATTTATCTTTTGCATAATGTTGGCCGTAAGTTGAATCAATATATTTTGCAAATTCTGCAATATATTTGTCTTCATCAAATTTATAATCAATGCTCATAGTAAATCCTTTTTATTTAATATACTATAAAAAATAAAAAAGTCAACCATTAACTGAGTACTTAACCGCTAAAAACCACGGATTTTGCCCAGGATCTGCTAAATAATAATATAACAAGATCCATGAGGAGAAAATAAAAATGGCATTAGTATCACCAGGTGTACAGGTCAGCGTAATTGACGAAAGTTTTTACACACCAGCTGAACCAGGTACAACCCCAATTATTTTTGTGGCGACACAGGAAAACAAAGCTAATCCAGGCGGCACAGGTACTGCACCTGGTACATTGAAAGCGAATGCAAACAAAGTTTATTTGATGAGTTCACAGCGTGAGCTAGCAGAAACATTTGGCGATCCGCTTTTCTATACAGATGAAAATAACAATCCAATTCACGGCGGAGAGCAAAACGAATATGGTCTACAAGCAGCATACAGTTATCTAGGTGTTGCAAACAGAGCATATGTTGTACGTGCTGATATTGACTTAGATGCAATCACAGGCAGCTCAACACCAACAACTGGTAAACCAACAGATGGTGCATATTGGTTTGACACAAACGATTCGTTCTATGGCATTTTTGAATGGAACGGCGCAGCAGCAACAGCAACAAACGGGCAAACATTCCAAAACAAAGTACCAATGGTAATTACAGATCAAACCAAAGTTGTAGATTTTGCTGGTCAAGATTATACACCAAAAGGTGCAGTAGGCGCAGTTGGCGATTATGCAATTGTTGCTGTTACAACTACAAACAGAATGTGGTACAAAAACACATCAGGTGCTTGGGTAGAAGTCGGTAGCACAGAATGGAAAAACAGCTGGCCGTTTGTTGTAGGTACAGCAAACCCAACTATCAACGCAACTGGAGATTTATCATTTACAGTTGACGGATCTTCTCTATGGACAGTAACAACAACAGGCACAACATTAACTCAAGTAGTAGCAGACATCAATGGCGATGCAAACCTACAAGCTAACGGTATTTCCGCAGCAGCAGTAGGCGGCGCATTAGCACTTTATTTTGCACCAACAGCAGATGATATGTTAGATGATATTATTGTTTCAGGTACATCAACATTGTTAGATGACCTAGGCATTGCAGCTGACACTTACTACGGTCCTGAAGTAACTATTGCTCCACATACACAAGTACCAGAATACAAGTCACGTGATACAAAACCACGTCCATCTGGTAGTATTTGGATCAAAACAACTGCTCCAAACCTAGGTGCAAACATCAGTGTAAAAACATACAGTGCTGCAACAGACACATGGTCAACAATTGCTGCTCCTATGTACGCAAGCAATCATGCTGCAATTGAAGCATTAGACCCAACAGGCGGCGGCGCAAACATTCCACTAGGTAGTGTGTATACAACATACAATTTAGGCGAAGACAGTGAACCACTAGGTACATTTGCATTCAAGCGTAGAAATTCAATTGGTGCAACAAACATCACTAGTGCAGCAATTACTACAGGTACATTCACAAGTGGTACACATACATTTACTATGCAAGAAAGCACAGTAGGTGACGCAGCACTAACAACTGCTTTAACAATTACATTTACAGCAACTGGTGTAGCAGCTGATGCAGATGCATTAGCAGATGCTATCAACGGTGCAGGACTTGCAAATGTTTCAGCAAGTGTTAATACAAAAAATCAAGTTGTAATCAGTCACAGCAAAGGCGGAGAGATTCGTATTGTAGATACATCACAGCAATTGGATAATGTTTACAGTGCATTTGACGAAGCAAACAACTCAACAACAGTTAACTTGTACTATGCTCCAGGCACAGATGGTAACACATCGCCAAAGCAATTTGTTGCAAGTAACTGGGCAGATCTAAAATATACTGCTAAAGACTTAGAACCAACAACTACTCCAGCAGATGGTGCATTGTGGTACAGCAGTGTTGTAGACGAAGTTGATATTATGATTCACAAT